TATGAGATAACTCCATTATAAGATTGAATAAACCATATTTTATTGATAGGGTCTGGTCCGCCCTCTCTGAATGGGTGCATTGACGCGTGTTTAATACCAAACGTGTAACTTGTGTTTTTATCCAAAGAATTGTAGAAATCAATGGCATTCGCGCCAAGTAAATCATTAATTACTTCAGAATATGTATAATCGCCCCATTTTGCATTTGTATTATCATGCGACCGCGTCGTAGAAATAACCCATTTTTTTTGCGGCTCCCAATAATACATTGAAATTACTGTTCCATCTTCTACTAAATAAATATCATATATATTGTTATTTAAATGAGGCGCTACTATATTTGAATTTACATTACTAATAAATCGATATGGCGGCATAGCCAAAATCTTTAAATTATTAACATCAATAACTAATCCATTGCACTCGGAAGTCATTGTTGTATTTAAAATAAATCGGTTGGTCTTGGACGCATATAATACCATGCGGCCATCTTTACTATAATTGGCCAAGATACCATTTTTATAAAGACAAGTCTTAATAAAATTTAAATCTCTGCAGTTCAGAGAATTGATATAGGCGAGCGTTTCCATTGTAAATATAAGATATGATTTATAATTTCACTTTTGAAAATATCAAATTTTATCTTTATAATACTTTTTTTGTAATAAAAATTATTATTATAAATTAATAAATAATAAACAATATATAATACAATGAGTGGGGGTACCGGAGTCGATACTATAGTGGGCAGCGGATTCGATATGCCTTATGATATGCTATTGCGCAAACAGGAAGTTACATGTATGTACGAAAGTCCCAATATGATGGACGATTACAATAGAAAAACTCTTAAAGATTTGAGGCCTTTAAAGCCGCTGTTTGAGTCAGACCAGGCTCGAGGCGGCACCGATGAACAAGGCAGTTCATACGGCAATAATATAAGCCGCCGTTTTATAAGTTTTAGAGACAGTGGATTTCAAACAGAACAAGGGGCCGAGCCTTATTTACCCGATGGTACTTTCTTGGACCACCAGTTCTTAGAAAATGATCCGCGCGGAGTGGCTCTGGAGCCTGATATGCGTAAACATGTGTACCAGCAGTATTCCAGGGCGTCGTTAATAAATTTTAAAGACGACACGGATAACAGCATTCCCGAAAGCGGTATTAATCCGTGGGATATGAATGCCAACGTAAGAGCGACCCAAAATTATTTTAGGGATTATTTTAAGAACTTCGAAACATCAAAAGATTCATGGGGGGCATCGGGGTTTGGACTGCCGGCCGACGACGCCAAAGCTGAGAAATTAGCCGGCGGCATAGAATTCCGCGACCCGGCGCGCGTTGCCAATCGCAATCTTATGAATATAACTAATTCTCTATCCAATGATACTTCTATTGGATTTCGCCGAACTACGGACCATGAATTTAAGGTTGCGCAATATGGAAAAACTAATATGGGTTCGTTTACCAATGAAGACTGGTATAAAAACCGAGCTAACGCCCATATAGACCACGACGTTACTGTATCGTGGAATGGGCTTAATTTATCTAAAGATACGGCCCTTAAAATGATAGACCTTTCAAGAAAAAAGCATGATGCATTTCTTACGGGGCTCCAGGGTATGCAGTGGGATGAAAGTAAAGATGCTCGCAGTACTAAATTTAAGTTAACGCCGTCTGATATGGCAGGAATGGCCGCTCGAAAATCAGACCAAACCCAGCCCGATTCGGCAAATACTATACTTAAATCTGAAGGTATGAATGCGCCGGGCCGTAACTCAGCAAACATAGAAATTCCAACAATGTCCAAAACTATAATAACAATGGACATAGCCGATAAAATTAGCAGTATTAATCGGCGGCTAACTACAAAACAAAAAGATGATTTACGTAATGAAATAGAGCAAACGGCAAGCGACTCTAATCTATATTTATCAGAAAGCAACAAAAAACATACTGAAAAATCCAAAGATTTAATCAAATTAATGTGGGACACCAAAGACCAAAGCGAAAAAAATGAGTCGCGAAACATTGCCAATTATCGAAATGTTAAAACTACAGAAAAAAATAACATGGAGCGCGTCGACCGTTTCAAATTTAAAGACCAAAAAACCAATGAGCAACGCCGTGGCCGTTTAGATGAGAAAACCAAGAATAAGAAAAACCCAGATTCTGTTGATAATGATTTTGGGCGCGATATCAGCTCATCCAGGATGACTGGCGGTATGGGCAGTAAATATATGACTCCTTTCATTGATGGCGACGGTTATAAAAATGATTTGAACGACGTTTAACACCGCCATTTAAATTGTGGATAAATTACTTTTGATTTTGACCACGATGGAATTTGTTTATTGTTAAATATTTTGTGCATGTTTATTGACCGCATTGGAATTTGTTTATTGGTAAATATCGATGGCGTTGGATCCTGTTGAATTATATATTCTTCGAATTTCATAGGATTAGAAGATTCTTTGGTATACATATTATCAGAAACACCCATAACAGGATCGGGCGGCCCCATGGATTTTTATATAACTGCAATCCATTTGATCCGCCGTCTATAGGCTGTAAAAACAGAGGATCGGTTTCGACCGGGTCCGATTTAAATGATGCCTCATCATCGGGACTCATCATTAAGTAGTTTGGATTACTATTTACATACGATGCTAATTTATTTAACTTATCAAGATTTTTATTTAATAAAAATGTGTCTTTGTTTTTTGTTATGTAATATTTATCAGACTTATATGTCTTGCCGGATTCAAATCCTTCTATACTACTATTAAGAGAAAAGTTGTATTGGTCATTATAATAATGTAATTATAAAATAAAAATTATAATATTATACAACCGCTTTGTTTTTTGTTATTTTTTGATGATTTGTTGCTTTCATTAATAGTTGCTGAAACTATACCTCTAGAAACTGAGCCAACCAATCCCTCCTTATCTTTTTTAAATGTTATGGTGTTATCGGGAAGGCCTTTAATAGCATTTTCATAAAAGTTAGCATCTATAGTTGAGCCGCTTTCAACAATTTTCATGATAGGGCGACTGCCGCCGAGTATTTTATAGGCATTGCCGTCCTCTACCAAAACCGAAGCCGCCGCCATATACTTGGGAACATTCGATAAGTCATAAGCAGACCCCGGATGCGAATAACTCCAAAACATACTGGGCTTCAATTTATCTTTTAATTCCAATACTTTATCTCTTGAATTATTCATTATAATAAATTTGCCATATTTCATCATATACATATTAATACTTGATTCGTATATGATATCGGATTCAAATCCATCTGGGTTATGTATCATCATCAATAAAATTAAAGCCAATAGTATTAGAATAAAAGTTGTTTCTGTCATTATATATATAATTATAAAAAAAAATGGGGATAATTATTTCATATTTCAGCAATCGCCGTAAATGTATTAGCTGCGGCAAGCTCACTAACCAAAACGATGGCATATGCATTTCTTGTTTTCTTTCTTATGAAAAAGCAGCGAGTTTAATCGATTCAGACGACTGGGGCGTTATCGGCGGCAGTCCAAAAAGTTCAGGACGCCAACTATTAAATCACGATTTTGGCGGCGCTGTGACCGTCTCGGATGCAACTGCCTCCGAATTAAGATGATTCAAATCGGCGGGCGGCTTACAAAACCATTTTATTATTTCAGATGCAATCTTGTTGCCAACGCGGCGCGTCGGCGTTTTTTTGATATCGGCTATTTCGGCGACGGTTATTTCAGACTTAAGTAGTTTCTCGAATGATATATTATTCAGTAGTAATAAAGCTGTTGTTTTCGTAATACCACTTATTTGAGTTAACATTTTTACATGAACAGGATTTGGCGGACTCATTATTCTGGATGAATTCCAAATAACCTCTGATCGCTTGCCTATTATGTAAGTGCATCGCATAGAATAGATTTCTTTCTTGGGAATGGCCCCTAAAATAAGGTCTGATATGTGATATTTGTCCGTGAATAAACAAACATTTTTTTCTGTTATTTTAGGAACGCAGCACCAAATTTTATATACAGTGGTATCGCTCGTATCTATTTTTTCTTTAAGTTTTGATACGTCTGTTTTATTCAATGTTTCGATTAGCGATGGCTTTATTGTGATATAATTCTTTACTAATTCAAGTATGCGCTCAACTGTATTTTCGTAATCTTTTGAGTGAACTATATGAATATCATCTCTAAATGCCAAATGGTCCAAGTGCGATCGAAGGGCCTTATATGGAATTCTACAAAATTTTCGGTTAGCCGCCGGGATTGGGTTTCCCTCAATTAAATATATTAATTTACATTTCGTATCTTCTCTAATTTTAATTAGTTTTTTAACGTTTTCTTTTCGGCCATCTTTAATGGACGAGGCTAAGTCCTCCCACGTTTTTCTTTCTATTATAAATAAAATTGTATCATTAAACATAACGCTGTAATCGCCATAATTAATCCGGTCGATGCGTATCGAAACATTTTCGGGCAGTGATACTTTAGTAAAAATAGGTATAATTTTATGTTCGCGGTCGTCTATTATTATTTCGATACTCATTTACATTGCTTATTTTTATATATTCAAATAATATTTTATAACAATTATTTGTTACCTTGTTTGGCGCCGATTTTATCGCAACGGCTTTGTTAATTTCATCCATTTCATAAATATAATTTGCAATTATTCTGTCAGAAACTTCAATGCGCGATTTATCCATTTATATAATTATAAATCAATTTTATGCGTTTTAAAAACTTTATGTCTTTATGCGTTTTAAAAACTTTATGTCTTTATGCGTTTTAAAAACTTTATGTCTTTATGCGTTTTAAAAACTTTATGTCTTTATGCGTTTTAAAAACTTTATATATTAAGTCCATTACTGATATACCGACGATTTTTATAAAATTGAATTAAATAAATAAACATTAATTCAACAATCACAAAAATGGAAATAGTAACACAAATTAAACAAATTTGCATTGAAACTGATAATGAATGGTTCTTAAATCATAGTTTTCCAAAAATTGCTTTGGGCGATTTACAATTAAAAGAAAAATTTGAAAAAGAAAATATATTCACATTTAACGAAAGAGTTTGTACATGTCAGACAAAAAGGGGCGAGAATTGTATAAGATGCTATATAGAAACAGAAAGGAGAGAAGAATTTGATAAATTAAATTTGTATAAGCCTGGTAACTATGACTACGAGGAAGAATGTTACTCTAAAAGTATATGGATTATACAAGACAAGATTGAAGATGAAATTCCAGGATTTATATTGATAAAATGCTGTTGTAATGTAATTGGTGTGAGAAACAGATTTACGCACGAATTAGTATTTGCTTGTGTAAGACCTAAGTATAGGAAAAAAGGTATATTAAAAAATATGGTAAATCGCATTCCAAAAGAATGGAATATTTGGTTGGAAGCAAATGAGGATGTTGAAAATATATGGAAAAAATGTGGATTTATATATCATACGATCAGGGGTGGACGCCTATTCTATAAAAATGGCGATTTAAAAACTTTATATATTTTACCGTTTTAAAAACTCTAAATCTATATTTATTGAGTCCATCACTGATATGCTGCCGGTATGCTCAAACTGGAATATATCTTTATTCATCATAGATTTACGCAAGGTTATATTGGAGCTAACAATAAAATTGGCATTTGTTTGAACGGCATTATCACCCATTCGCGATAAAACATTGGACCGGACTTGAACGGGAACATTTTTATGGTGCAATATATATTTTTTAGACGAATTATCCCATACCATTAAATTAAATCTGAATCCATCCAGTATGCATAGTTTTATCTTTTTTGATTCCGATATAAATTCATCAATATTATTACGAAATATTGCTAATAAATTATAAGTTCCCTTTTCTAAACCGAGGCCATTCCAGTACGGATTTAGGCCCATTGATATTAAACTTTCTATAATTTCATTTCGCATGGCTGTTACGCTATTTAAACCTTCATGAACTAATTTATTATCCAAGCACCACTGCTCGATATCGGATATATTGAATGAAAAATTATCATCGGCCTTGGCCTTCGACTTGGTTTTCTTAAACATGTTATCAAGTAATTCCGAATACATCTCCCATATTAACAAGTATTCAATAAACTCATCGCATATTATTATTTTATAATAAAATTCGTATTCTTTCTCGTTTAGTTTGGGATTCACATTAATAGGCGTATATTTTCTATGAAATATATTCATACGCTCAACCTCAATAAAACTTACTATAGTTATTAAATCAATTATATTGGCGCCGTGCGAATACCCCGCTAATATCATGCGGCGGCTGTTTACTGTCATCTTCATCAGTTTATTAGCATATAATCCAAGCACTGTTGGGTTGTACTGGCTGTCTATAAATCCAAGGCCATATAGCTTTTCACATGAGTAAACTAAAGAGCTGGCCGACGGCGACTCTAAAAAGTCTATTGATGATATATCTAACTGATTTAAGCATTCTAATTTATAAAAACTGCGGTCCGTTATATAGCTTGTTAAAAACAGTTCGTTGTCGTATATAAATTTTCGTGATATTTTTTCACGGCTGTTCTCTACTATAGAAGAATTTGTTTCTTTTATAAAAACGCCAAGCAGTTCCGATGTTATATCCGACTTTAATAAATCTGCAAACTGATCAACTTCCAATGAATTAAATGTCTTTTCTGTAAAACATGGATACCAAACGCCCGGCGATTTACGACCAACGCGCCCGCGCCGTTGTATAGCCATTCCCTGCGTCACATTCTTTGGTATTATAGTTTTAACGCCAAAATCCGGATTGAAATCAACGGCCGTCACATATCCTGTATCAATGCAATATTTTAACGTTTCTATGGTCACACCGGTTTCGGCAACAGGTGTCGCAATTATTACGCGGCGACTTGGTTTAACCCAATATGCTATATTTTTCATGTCTATCTTTCCATTATCAACTTTATATATTGGAATTGATATAGAATTGATATCTGAAAACATATTTTGATAATCAGCACCACTTAAATTAAATGTTTTACTACTCAGCTCTATAGGCGCTATATAATAATGCGCATCGCCACCAATCGGGTTGCCGCCGCCTATAGCGGGCTTGTTATTTATATATTCAACGGCTTTATCAAACGGTTTACTTAAAACACTTGCATTAAAAAGATGTAGTAGTTCTAAAATTGTTTTAGTTGGACTGGCACCGCTTACGAATATTATAATATCTCGATATTTGCTATTGGTTTGAATATCTGATATATTTGTTATATGAACTTCTTCGGCTCGGTCAACTGCATATTTTATAAAATCGGGTATATCATACTTTAAGAAATTCTTTTCTATGGGAAACGTTGACCCAATAACCTGTATAAAATTTTCATCGGGGCATCCAAAATAATCCATAAATATAGTCGGGTCGAACGTGGCGCTCATAAGTATTAACATGGGGCATTGAACACTTTTATAATTTTCAGCCAGCAGCTTCTTAAGCAAATATAATGATGCATCTACATCTATATTTCTGTCGTGCACCTCATCTATCAATATAAAACTATATTTTTTCATAAAATCTTCTGTTTCCGATGTCTTAAGTTGGGCCAATAAAGTCCCTATGGTCATAAATATAACTCCTTTATTTTTAGGCAGTCGTTTATAGTTTCCTGTTGTATACCCTAAATTATCATCTAATTTAAGGAATGTATAATTATCCGGCAGACCTTCGGCAATATCAATTGCTGTAAGAACACGGGGCTGTGTTACTGCAATATTTTTATTGGTTCTAAGTTGAAGCTTCTCATACAGCGATGGCGGCATAACAGTGCTCTTGCCCGAACCTGTGTCCGATTTCAAAACAATAACACGGTCGCCCAATTGTTTTGCTGGAATTTTGGGGTTTGCTCCGGCTGATACTGGAGTTCTATCACTTATAAAATCAATTATATAATCAACGCCCTTTGTATTATTAATTTTGGCTATTGCTGATTTCGACAGTTTTAATTTCTCATTTGGTTTAATATACCCTTTTCTTAACAAAGTAGGTAACTTACTTTCGTTTGACATTATATTATATTTGATGTTATTTTTATTGAAATATTCTATTCAAAAGTTTTTAAATA